TATAGAGTTGCTTAGCAGTCTTGCGGATTCTCCGCTTTACACAATAGGTCGATAAGTTTAAACGCATTAACCTAGTCAACCGATCTATCGTTACACGATAAGTAGCCTAAGCAAGAACCATGCCAGCCTGTACAGGCCTGTCCTACCATGATCCATAGATCATGTCCAATCAATTCTACCTATCAAACAATAAGCAATAGCTTATACATCTATGTCAATATCATTTAACATAACATACGTTATACGTAGTCACATGCCCGTGTCGGACAATAGTACACTTGAGCCGATAGGCTCTAGTTATAACTGAATGTATATACAGTGAAAGGTAAGGCTCAAATGAGCATGGCTATAGAAGGCCCATAAAGGGCCATAGAAGGCAGGCGTGGTAACGCCGTGTATGGCAGTAGCAAGCTACTCATAGCGCGAGCTTGTGGATAGGCTGCTGTCGCAGCAATAAGCTATTTGATGGTACACCTAGGATATTTTACTGGAGGACAAGTGGTCACTAACTTGGGGTCAGGTGGTGTTTCACACCTCTTACGATTTTCTTATGTTTTCAATGATGCATGTATAACTATGTAATAAGCCAGCCGCACACATGTATATCTACTAGCGTGTCCACGATCTTGTGCCATACGGCACGCTTGTATACATGCTGCAAGCAGCCAGTAACAAACAAAGAACAGTGGCTATGCCACGCTTGCACAACACACAAGAATGCTATAATATGTAACAGTGGGAAAGTATGCGCGTCCGCGCCTTAATATGGAGCTTACAGCTCGTGCTTTGGCACAACACATAATGCCCTTCTCTTAGCTACCGAGCTAACGAGAGAAGGGCTAGAAGCTTCAGGAAAGGGTGGCTATGCCACAGGGAATACAGCCAGATATATTACCCACCCCCATGCGTGTACACGCCTTACTATCTTCGGACGGAAAAATAATTTTATAAATTTTAGACAAAATAAAAGCCCTAGAACATCTGTAGGAGGAACAGAGTCTAGGGCCATAGGAGGACAACAAAGGAGAGAATATGAATATGCGAAGAACGCCTTTCATATTTATTACTATAGCGTATAATTACAATTTGTCAATAGCTTGCTTTGCAAGACATACAGCAATACACTCTCTTGTAGCAGCTTTATTCTTTAGTATCTCTTTATTATTATATTTACGTAAGGCTTCTGCAAGCAACTTAGCTTCATCATTTGTAAAGGCATAGTTAATTGTATTGAATGTTCCATCCCAGCGATTATAAAAGAATTCAATATAATACATACCACTATGTTTATAATATGTAATCCACTTATCTTCTTTGTTCTTATACAATGCAATAGCTCCACTCTCAATAGCTTCAGCCAGCTCCTGTGCTGGAGGGCTAATGTCTGGAGCTTTAGGCTCTTCTACAGGGACTTCCTCTGGGAAGTAAGTAGATTGAAGTTTGTTCTCTATAAATTCTTTGCTACCGAATTGTTTAATTAGCCACTGTTTAAGACGCATTATAATTTCCTCCATGTGTTTGTGTATTATCTTGTCTTACCCAGAAACAACCGTCTTGTACAAATCCAAGTTCTAACATCTCTTGCTTAAACTTAGAATGTTCATTGTTAAAATACTCTTGGTTATTGAATACCTCATCCATATTAATTCCTTTCAATATTATTCAGTATATGGGAGATAACATCTACAGTCCAACCATTGCCAAGCATCTTATATCGTTGTGTATCGGATACACAATCTGTATACCCATCTGGAACAGTTTGTAGTCGTTCACATTCTATCGGGTGAAACCTGCGTATTGTTTTTGTTGGGACATATTTTGACTGGTAACTATCACAATCATTACATGAGTTGCAGACGTCGGTGTCATCTTGAAAATCACAATCCTCCATGTAGCACTTGTTACCTCGTCTATCAATCAGAACATTGTAAGGAACACCCTTCATCATATTGGCTGACAAACACATTGATTTTTGGAAATCACTATCAGAATGGTGACTAAAATCCCAATGTGTTCTGCCTCCAGATACTTCCCTATTCATGTATTCCACACCCTTCACAGACACTGAAATACTGTCAGGTAGTAACTCTTTATCCAGAAGAATTGTCTCAAGAGTTTTCCCCTTGTTATCAGGTTGTTGTACATTTGGGATATTAGTCCAATACAATCTCAGTCTATTCTGTGCTGAAACAAGATTTGAATTAATTGCAATGGGTTTTACTCCAAGACGTTCACTGATAATGTCTGAAAATTCCTGCTTCATTCTGACATTCTCTAGCAGGAAGTAAGTTGGGTTCACTTCCTTGAGAATACGTTCAAATTCAAAATATAACTTAGAACGTTCATCTTCAAAAGCTAGTTGTTTTCCAGCAACAGAGAAGCCTTGACATGGACTTCCAGCCAATAGCAAATCAATTTTACCTACATTCCATTCGCCTTTCTCAGAATATAATACCCCATCTTTATATGTTACTTTTGTAACATCTCCAAGACGAATAATATTAGGGTAATTTTTCTCACTTACTTTGATTGCATATTTATCGATCTCGGAAGCAAAATAATTACTCACTGGAATACCTGCACGTTCCAGTGCAATCATACCACAAGACATACCATCAAACAGCGATAACACATTCATAGCTCATTAGCTCCTATTTACTGTTAATTTTCTCTTGCTTACTATCAAAATAGTTAATTAGGATTGTATCGTCCTTAAATACTGAAAATTTGTGATTATACTCTCCATTTTCCATTCCTACGACAACAAGATCAACGATATCCTCTAGGGTATAACACATCTTACCATTGCCTACAATTTTACACTTAACAAAAACGTAATTATCTTCCATGTTTACTCCCAATCAACAACAAGGAAACAAGTCTGGTATTTATCATTCCAGTAGCTGTTTACTTTGTCAAGGTTTTTATTTTGCAATAAGCTTTCTTGCACAAGCTCTGCTACTTCTGGGTCTTCAATTTCAATTAGAGCTTCCTTGCGGCCTAAGCTATCATGTTTGTCAATATCTTCATAGATGATAGACAATAATTTATCTCGCTCTAATAGAGCTAGCATTTTACCAAGTTTAATTTGTTCAGACATTTGGTTTCCTTTCTAGTGTATTGTTTAGTGATTTTCTGTTACGGTTTTATCCGATATCCATTTGAATGTACCAAGCTCATTATCATTTAATGTAATACTACCATGATGCCATAGTTTTAGTTTCTTTTCAATTTCATTCAGATACCATTTTTGATTAATAATTTCATAATAAGTAACCTCTATAATACACCCACTCCAATACGGTTTACCTTTACGAATTCTCTCCAAAGGTTTATATACCATATCTTGATACTTAGGAGCACAACCAAAGAACATATCTGCTAACTTCCCAACAATAGACTTCTCCAAGAATTTGTTAAAATGCTCCGTATACCTATCTAGTAATTTATCTTGCACATTATCTAGAAAATCTTTCTCCATGTTATCAAGAGTTGTCTTGTAGATATTGAAGGTAGAAGAAAATTCATCATACGTCATTGTCCGTTCCATTGTTACTCCTAATACATTACTACTTTTTCTGTTGGAAAATATGCACTCTCTACACGAAAGAATACAGGAAAATTACTTGGGCATTTTGTTACATGCTTGAAGGCATCTGTCATTGCTCGTAATAGGTCATCTCCATCAATATCCCAGACAATGAAGCTATCATGAACAGGAATCACTGGCCTGTTACGTGATACAAAATGATTACACACTCTAACAGCAATATCACTATCCATACGTTGTAGACGCATCCCAATCTTGTCAGGATTATCAAAGTATTTCTGGAATGGATCCATCACTTGATAGATTGTTTTCCATATTACACCACCAGAACGGATTGTATACCTGTCTTGGTTGTGTGGCTGGTTATTAATCAGTCCTTGGATGGCTTGCATAGCTTTGGTACTACTTTCACAATTCAGCATGATATTGAATGCTTGTTTGATTAGCTTCCTATCTTGTGGTTCTGTATCCCATTCAACATGACGTAGGATATATTCATACATATCCCCATGATAATCTGCTGTATGAATCTTTTCAATTGCACATAACATCATAGCATGAAGGTTGGAGAAGTCTACTTCAACCACTGGTTGTAAGTCAATAGAAATCCCAAGCCTTCCTGCTGTCTTGTCTACACCATTATGTTTCAGACTATGGGCATCAGTTCGATACAACCTTCCTCCAAACATGAAATCTTCATTAAAGATGCGAGTGAAGCTAGAACAGTTAAGATCATTACCTTCATAATCAGTAAACAGAAACCTACTGTTATGTTTGTTAATACTTTCCATATCAAGAGCCATATCACTCACTTCTTTTGTTTGTTTATAATCAATTTCTGTTTTGTTCTTATCCTTCAGAACAATGTAGTTGTTTGTTGCAATGTAGCTATCGTGTAGATGTGATGCAACAGCTTCATCAAACATTGATAGTAGTTTATCTGTAGCCCATAGGTAACTAGAATACCTTGTCTCAGCATCAGGAGATGCTTTACCCCTTTGCTCTAGTGCATAACCATTTGCAACAAGCCAATCAGCAGCTTTAATGACCATGTTACCACTGATCTTTCTTTTGTTGTAAGACCTAGGTTGTGTATGCCCACTTCTACTATATGATAATGTAAACCTGTATTTTCTAGCCAACAAGTTACAAACAAAAACATTTACTGCTGTGAGCAGCTTAGGATTATCCAATAAAGCCTTCATCTTGTTGCTTACAACTTTAGGAATGTCTATGTTCAAGTTAAGCCTATAACTGTTGTAGTATTTCCATTTATCTTCTGTGAGTGAGTGAGAGAAATGGTAGTCATCACTCTCCCGTTGTCTTACATGCTCTTCCTGCATGTTATCTTCTCCTTCTTAGTGTTGTAAAATTAGATAGTAACATAGTAAGAGAGATAGAGCAACTATGGGTACAACTTAGTTATACAACTAAGCATGCAACCCAGTTTAACTTCTTCTTCTTCCATATGCACGATTTTTTCAGAAAAAACTCGTCTGTAACCCGCTCCTAGAGCCAATCTAAGGGCAAAATCCCAACAGATAGTTAGAGTATTTACTACTAAATTGTGCCTAAGTTGCACAAACAAAATAGCCCTGCAACAAGAAGTCACAGGGCTGTGTTTTTACTACTTATTTAATCCTCTTGAAGCTCACCATCTAAGTTTTCTTCATCTTGGTTTTGCAACTCTTGATATATTAGATCATATGCTGCATTACGTCTATCATAACGTTCACCCCACTCTTCAGGTGTAAGCCAGATATCCTTACCGTCCATAACAGCACTTAGTTCTTCTTCTGTTAGGAAATGCTCATACACATCACGCAAGCGTTGCTCCATGTACTTGATATAGAATGCGGTAGATGCTCGAAATTGATTGAATGCCCCACCATCTCCTAAGCTACCATTATGAATCAAAGCATGAAAACCATTGCTAAGTTCAAAGCTAGTACAAGCAAGAGGGATGAACGTCATAGCCGAAGCTACCAAACCTGTACATACTGCATGTACAATAACATCTTTCTTTTGTGCTATCTCAATTGCATGTAGCAAGGCGTCTACTGAGCTTACACATCCACCCGGCCCGGACACGTGAAGAGTTACGACATCTCCTTGTTCGGCCTTTGTGAGCACTTCAATGGCCTCTACAAAATCGAACGCTGATTCAATCTCCCCAAATAAGTATACACTATCATTACCTGTTACTTTGTAACTTTTAACTGCGGGGAATGGGGCTGAGTGATAACTTACTTCTACACCTTGTTTAATTTTATGTTTGTTCATACTTTCTCCTTGCTCATTGCAACAATCCACGCCTTACACTCCTTAGACCGTACAATATCGTCTACATCGTTGAAATCAATAGCTCCTGTTGTCTTTTCTAATTCAGGGTATTTTGCAATCATATCTACAATAAATTTTAGTCCAGACTTCTCATTTAGTGCCGATTGCCCAATATCACCTGCCAAGATCATTGTACCCCCACCTTGACGTGTAAGAATACTTTTAGCTTCTTTGACTGTAACATCTTCACATTCTTCAACAATGATGAAAGTACCTTTACCAAAACTCATACCCTTGATTGTTTCCATTGGGATGAATTGAATGTCCCCACTGCGAATTGCAATTTCAACAACTTCTTTACCAAGGCGTTCATACATGATTGAAAGCACTGGAAGCAGCCAATGTTTTGCTTTAGTTTCCAAGTCACCTGCGAAGTAACCTAGACTTTTTGACTCTGACATGGCAGGTCGGCACAGGAAAATCTTATTGATCTCTCCTTTTCTATAAGCATCACAGGCCATAACTGTAGGGATATAAGTTTTAGATGTACCAGCATACCCTGTAGCCACAACCAATTTCTTTTCAGCCAAGAGCTGCATGTAATTAGCTTGCTTGTTATTCATTGGACGTAAAGGGGGCAACACACGTTCCTCAATAAACTTCTCACGGATGGCTCTTTCTTGCCCAGCAGAAGCTTTATCAGCCCTTGTTGTGCGTTTCTTACGTACTTTCACTTGTTGGTGTGCTAGCATATCATCTGGTTCAAAAATATTACGTGACATTGTGCATCTCCTTCTAGGAAATTAATTTGGTTAGTCTTTTGTTAGGGAAAGACGTTTCTTAGGTTTGTCTGGTAAGGGGTGCCAAGCCACACAATCACAATCTCTCCACTTCCCAATACGTAGACATCCTGTATAAGTTAGTACCAGAATATCTACATTCTCTGGTGGTAACATTTCTTCTGGTGTAATCATTGTATGCTTAGTTGATACACACCTTTGTCTATCATTACTGATCTTCACCTCGTTGCTGTTCATCTACATCTTCCTCCTTTTTATCCTTACGGAAAATTAAATCATAGTTATCCAGATAAGCCTTGCTTGGTACACCTGTTGTTAGCCTAGCTCCAGTTACTTCGTTAATAGCTGGAATATGATTTGGGTAGTCGCATTCTGGTACTTTGTATGGTGCTTTCTTAGTTGCAGCTTCATCACTCATCTGTAGATGCCTTTTGCTTGCGTTTTACGGGGGCTACAGGCTCTTCGTTATCTTCCTTGTATACAGTGGCAATAAAAACATTACCAATGAGCTGGGGATAGCTTGCTGTGTCATCCTGAATAGTGTAACCATCTTGGACAGCTAGTTGTAGCTCCTGCGAGAAGCTAAATAGGTCATAAGCTTGGATTGTTTTCTGCATTAGTTTGCTCCTTTAGTTGGACGACCAACTTGTTTAGGTTTAATAATTTCAATACCATTTTCTACTACTTCATCTTTAACGAGCATAGCTGAGAGTGTCCAACCATTAATAGTTGGCTCTCGTCCATCCTCATACACTACGTCATAGCCTGCTTTAATTGCTTTCTCAAGTTCTTTTACAAACATATAGGGGCTACTCTCAATAACAATCTTAGTTAGCATAACACACATCTTCCTTATCGTTTTCTAATACTAGTTCATCCATTAAATCTTGAAATACCACCCAATCTTGTAAAGATTGGTCATCATTTAGTAGGTCAATAATCATATAAATCCTTTTTCTTCTTATCGTAAGCCAGTTTCTTCTTACGTTTATCTTTGTGAGTCTGATGCCCCAAAGCAACAAGATAGTCATTCATATCTTTGTTGCGAGGGACTACTGTTTTACCATGCTGCTTCATTTCTTAAAACTCTTTCTTAGGGATAATACATAGAATAGGGCTAAGTTGTTTATGCCCATCTTCTTCTAGGTAGTTTTTAACAAGCAAAATAGCCTCCTGATGATTATCAGTATCAGCTTTGATAGTGTGAAGCTTATTTTGCTCTGGAGATTGGTCTTTCCAACGTCCTTTAAAGTATACGTTCATATTTTCTCCTTATAATAAATATACATGAATATCTATATGTGTCAAGCTGTTGACATATACAGGTTACGTGGTAAATTCTTAGTAACAACGTCAATATACTGCATTTTAATATGCATGTCAACAGGAGAATATGATGAGCAATGAAGATATTGTTCCAGCAAATAAGGTTAGTTTTATAACAGAAAAACATGAGCTAACTTCGTTAAGTACCAAAGTAAGAAAACTAAATAGTGCTGCATTGAGAGTGTTAGAAGATGCATTAGTTGATCCAGATGTTAAAGTTAGAATGGAAGCAGCCAAAGCCCTATTGAAAATGGATATTGATATTAGCAAAATCATTAATGATGATGCTATGAATCGAATCCTAGCAGAATTAAAGATGAATGGGGAGATTAAAAATGTTGGTAATACTAATTCTCGCCCATTAGTAGATTTTAGTAGTATACAACAAGTGTAAATTAAAGGAATAAGTATGTCAAAGTTTTCACAAGGGCTTCCAGTAAATGAGTTGGGAGAGGTTATTATTAGCAGTGGTAACGGTAGTAGTAATATCGTTGGTACATTAGCCCCAGATATGGTTCCAGTAGATAACACTACTAATGGATTGAAATTAAATAATGTAGCAATAACAGCCACAGCAGCAAGCGGCAGGTTATCTAGTAAAGTAAATTCTGATGTTATTCCATTTGGAGCTGCATATGATTCTATTAGAAAAGAGGCTAGATTACCGCTAACAGGAACTATTAAAGCGTACTCAGATATTAAGAATCCAAGTTCCACAGTAGCTTACACGAATACACCAGTAGAAATCAGAATTTCTTTTGGTGCTGGAGAAGTCTGGTCATTAGACCAAATTCGTGTACTAAATGAAAGCAGTACTGCTGTATCATTTCAATGGGAAGCGGCAAAATCCCCCGGAACTGGCACAGATATAGGGACATGGGCAGATGGTTCAATCCGTTCAGGATCATTATGGGTTATTTTATCTCTAACAGGCGGCCAGACCAAGCGCTACACCGTTGAGGTTAATGCGGTCGAGCAGGGGCAGTCGTTTTCTAAAAACGTCACCTACACTGCCGTATCTGGCTCGATTGACGAGCTTGCTACTACCGCGCTGCGTGCTCGTTTTGAGAGCGGGCAAGGCTGGATGCTGCGGCGTTATCAAGACATTGCCAACGCTAACTTCGATCTATTTTCTGGATCGAACGGTGTATATGGCAAATACCAGATTGCCGGCGCCGGGAAATTCTCCTACACGGCTGGCGATATTAGTGTCATATCCCACGGGCTTGTCGGTTCGTCTGCGTTTGGCTATGGCGTGGTGTTCCAGGATTACCAGACGGTGTTTAGCTGGAATGCGGAAAGTACTACAAAATACACCGTCACCTATCGGGTATTTGCGGATGGCTCCATAGCGGTTACGCAATATATCTCTGTAGGCGCCACGGTTGTATCTAACGCCCGCCACATGTATCTGCAGGCTGTCGTTGGCAGCTCTGGGCTCACGTCAACGACCGATGCGGCTAAATACTTCATGCGGTTTGACTACGCTAGCAGTAACTTCATGCTGGCTGGCACAGATTGTGTTCGTGACTACCCGCTGAAATCTACCGAGCAGCATGTCGCAGCATCGATTAATGAGACAACCGCCATTTCCCGCGTTGGCTGGTCGGGCACCACATCGATACCCGCAGGTGCATTTTTTATCCAGCGTGCGGTTATCACGAAATACACCTCAGGCGATTCGGCAAACGAATTTGTCCGTCGTCTTAACCCAGTTGTGGCGCACGCGATATTCCCGAAAGCAAAGCCTGATCGCTTTGGCCTACGTGACCGCGCTATCGCGCTGATTGACGAAGCCATGCCGCTGCTGGATGTGTCTTCATGGGGTGGGGTGAAGGCGTTGCTGCAGTTTGCGCGTGGCGGGTCGGCTGCATCGGCGCTGGCGGCGTTCCAGGCGTGGTGCTCAGCTAAGGGAGTAACGCCAACTTCGTCGGCGTCGTGGTCAGCTCTGTGGGCCACCACCGGTTACGAATTTAGCGGTCGCAATACGCAAATTCTGTGGTGGTTGCGTGAGGCATTCCGCGTGGCAGGTGATTCAGCAAATCAATCTCTGGTTGAAAGCTACATTCATGCATTCGCTGACTTTTGTGTTAGCGCAGAAACGGCAAGCGGCGGAGCTGGCACAGTCAAGTTGCGCGGATCGGCTGCTGGAGCGGCTTGGAATGCAGCGACATCCGCGATGGCTGGGTTGGCTGCATCTATTGCGGTAACTGCCGATGCGGGCCGACAGACGGTATACGATCGCATTCTGGCTGCCTACGTAGCTGCGGCTTTCGCCGGGCAGAAGTGGAATTACGACAGCGCAACTGCCGTGTCGACCGATCCAAGTTTTCACTACTATGCTTATCAAACTTTTGAATTAGCTAAGGTTAAATATTTGCTACCTAGTACCACATTACCATCTGGATCATTGTGTAGTTACATTAGAGAAGTTTCATTACCAGAAGGGTACATCGATGATTGGAAAGCTGATTTACAGTATCGCAGGGGAAGAGAATCTACTCAAATGTATGCATCTGCTGCAGTGGCAATGCTAGAGAGAGATTATGCAACATCTTACGAATTGGCAAGGCATATTGCAGCACTTGATACTAGATATCTTAGTTCAGGTATTGACGATTTCCAAGCATCTGGTTCAAACGATGTAGCGCAAGATACTCGCGTATTTGCAGAGTTACTTTTATCTAATGTGATTTAAGAGTAATTTCAACCTATTGACAAAACTAGATTGAGTGTTATATTTAGTTTTATAGGGAGCTATTAGCTCCTGTCAATATTACGACTTGATAGCTTAGTGGTAAAGCAGCGGACTCCAAACCCGTTTACTGAGGTTCGATTCCTTGTCTCGTCGCCATATCACAAGGTTTCCTCCATTTGTCGGTGGAGACTCGTGGAGAGGAATCTAATATTTGTAGATTCAGTAATGTGAGCAGGATAGCGTGGCTACATATTACACAAGATTAGAGGCCCCTGCAAGGTATTGCAGGGGCTTTATTGTTTATAGGTACTTGTATTATCCCAATTGACAAAGTTGAAAGTGATGCTATAATTAAATTTTCAATAAAGGAGATAGCATGCCGAAAGCAATTGATAGAACAGGTCAAAGATTTGGTCGCTTATTAGTAATCAAACGCAATGATGAACAGTATGGCACTAACGGTATAGTTTGGTATTGTCAATGTGATTGTGGGAAATACACAGCAGTTGGGGGCGGAAAACTTCAAAGTGGTCATACAAGATCATGTGGATGTTTAATGAGGGATACAACTATTAAACGTAGTACTAAGCATGGGATGTGTGGGACTAAGGAGTATGAAGCTTGGTGTGGAATGAAAAAGAGATGTGATAACACATATGGTAAATTCCCTACATACGAAGAGAAGGGGATTAAAGTATGCCCAGAATGGCTGAATAATTTTGAAGCTTTTTATGAGTACATAGGAAAAGCTCCTGAAAATAATAGAACTTGGTCTGTTGGTAGAATTGATAATAACAAAGACTACGCTCCCGGTAATGTCAGATGGGAGCAGGATTTAGAACAGGCTCGAAATCATTCTAGACAAAAGAACAATTCCAGCGGAACTACTGGTGTGTATAAAAAGACAGATACACGAGACAATCGTCAATATTGGGTAGCTTTTTGGAATATTTCAGTTGGGGTAAAACAAAGGAAATCCTTCAGTGTTAGTAAGTACGGAGAGGAATTAGCTAAACAATTAGCTATAGACTACAGATATATGATGCTGGAAAAATTAAAAGACTCTGGTATAGCTTATGCTGAGTCTCACGGAACAGCTAAGGAAAGTTAAATATGGAAGAACAAGAAGTAAGGAAGTTAGGCCCATGTAGCCAAACGCAACAAGACTTCTTACAAAATGCTAGTAAATTTTGCATTTACGGTGGTGGTTGAAAAGCCTGTGCCTCCACGTTAAAAACACTCATCTAAACAGGGAAGCCCTCTTTTGAGGGTAATCCTGTGCTAATCAAAATGCCAAGAGACTATCGAAACCACACTTTTAGTGGAAGGGAGTAGAGTAAGCATCAAGCGGTGCTGAAACGATGAGACAGGGTGAGAACACCCTTTAAGATATAGTCCGACACTTGTGGTAACACAAGAGTGATTTAGCGAATCACATAACAAACTGGCAGGTTCCGGTAAAAGTTATTTAGCCCTTTTGTATTGTTTACAATTTATTCATGACCCCCATTTCAGGGGGGTTTTTATTCGCCAATCCAGCACTCAGCTTTTACAAAGTGGTGGGCTTTGGCAAGAAGCCCTTGATTTATATGGACCTTTTGGTATTAAATCTAAGCAGCATCCTAATTTAGTTATTACTTTTCCTAGTGGAGCACAGATTCAGTTTAAAGTATGTCAATCTGATGCAGATACTAAAAACTTCGACGGTGGACAATTCAGCTTTGTCTGCTTCGACGAGGCACAATGGCATTCACAGAAGCAAGTCAGCTATCTTGAATCAAGGATTCGATCAAAAGCAAAAGGGCCACATAGACTTGTATGTACTTGTAACCCATTAAGAGATAGTTTTCTACTAAAATTTGTAGAACCCTATCTAGACAAAGACACTGGCATTCCAATTCCAGAGTTATCAGGAAAAGAACGATATTACGCGCAGTATAATGGTGACTACGTATTTGGAGATACTGCTGAAGAAATTACAAACAAGTATAGCTCCAACTGTAAACCACAAACTTATACTTTTATTTCAGCAACTATCTACTCTAATCCAGTAATGATTAAACGTAATCCAGAATATCTAGATCGTCTAGAAAATCTAGATAGGGTGGAACGTGAACGTCTATTATTAGGCAGTTGGTACGCTAGAGAAGTTAATTCATCTTATTTTCAACGACATTGGTGCGAAATAGTAGAGTATCCTCCAGTAAATGTTGTAGCTCGTGTAAGGGCTTGGGACTTTGCAGCCTCAATGCCTTCTGAATCCAATCGTGACCCTGACTATACAGCAGGCATAAAAATAAGTCGAGATAAATTTGGAACGTATTACGTAGAAGATGCATATAGGTTCAGAAAATTAACTGATGGTGTATTGAAAGAAGTTATAGACACTGCAAAAAGAGATGGGATTGATGATTGTACTGTAGGGATTGTTAGAGATACTGGCGCTGGTGGTGCGGCCTCTAATATGTTCTTTGTAAGGCAATTAGCAGAACATGGCATTGCAGCTAGAAGCACTAAAATGAGTGGGCATAGTGGAAAGATTCAACGATTTTTGCCATTTGCTGCTATGGCTGAGTCTGGAGCTGTTAAAATTGTACGTGGAGATTGGAATAATGATTTCTTTAATGAATTGGAAGCATTCACTGGAGGAAGATCAGGACACGACGATCAGGTCGACGCAACATCTGACGCATTTAACATGATTGCTAAATCAATACAGATTCCAACATTTACGCTCCCTAATTATTCTCAGCAATCTATTGTATCAAAAATTAATACTTGACAAAGTATAATTAAGTTGTATTATGTTCAAATAAAAGGAAACTAACTAATGGCAACAGAAGCAGCATTACAGCCTGATTCTGACGCTGTTGTACCTAGAATTAAATTAGGCGAATCTGGTATTACCGGGTTACGACAATCTAATAAGCAAATTCTAGAGGAAGCTAACCGCCTATTCCAATTCCCACAATTCATTAAAGTAGTTAATGAGATGCGTAGTGATGCAACAATCGCTGCTAATCTATTAGCCTACCGTACACTGATTGGTAGGGTTGAATGGTCTGTAGAAGCTCCTGTAGGTGCAACAGAAACACAGAAGGCACGAGCAGAGTTTATCAAATCCTGTATGAATGACATGGAACATTCATGGGGTAGTTTCATTACAGAAATTACTAGTTATCTTGAGTATGGCTTTGCTATTCAGGAGAAAGTATTTCGTAGGCGATTAAAAGCTAATGGCTCTCGTTTTAACGATGGCTTAGTTGGCTGGAAGAAATTAGCTCCACGTAGTCAGAGCACAATCTATTCTTGGAATTTCTCCGAAGATGGTAGAGATTTATTATCTGTAGATCAAGATTTATCGGGTATTCAAAATAGTGCTAAGTTTGCTTTAGCTAATAATGGAAATTCTCGTATTACTATCTCACGTAACAAGTTTATGCTCTTCTCATGCGATAGCACTAAAGAGAATCCAGAAGGCAGAAGTTTACTAAAAGGTGCATACGTAGCTTACAAGAAGCTAAATCTACTACAAGATCAAATGATGATTGGTGTAGCTAGAGATTTAGGTGGATTACCTAAATTTGGTATTCACCCAAGATATCTATCTCCAGACGCAAGCCCAGAAGATAAAGCTGTAGCTGATAGTTTCAGACAGATTGGTGAGAACCTTACAACTGGTGCTCAAGGCTCTGTTGTTATGCCATTAATGTATGATCCTGAGTCTAAACAGCCGGTCTTTACAATGGAGTTGCTAGAATCTAAGGGCGGTAAAGCTTACGATGTACCAGCTATTTGTAAACAATTACAAGATGATATTGCATCGGCAATGTCTTGCTCTGTACTCCGTCTAACTGGCAATTCTCCAGATAACTATTCAGTTGGTACTGGTAAAACAAACTTAATGGCTCTACATCTAGCTTATCGCTTAAAAGAGATGGCTGATGTAATTAATAATGATCTTATTCCTCAAACATTTGCTTTGAACGGTTGGACAGATACAGAATTCCCTAAGATTGTCTTTGGTGACTTTGATCGCCCAGCAATGGAAGAATTCAGCAAGATGTTACAACGTGTAGCTTCTGTTGGTCTAGTAGAATTTGATCGCCCTGTAGCCAACTTAGTTCGTGAATACATTGGTGTACCTGTTAAAGAAGAAGACGAGCCAATTGACAAAGAAGCATTGACTAATCAAGGTGGCACTTCTAAATCAGGAGCAGGGTTTGCTTCTCCAGCAGGAGAGGGTACAGCTAAATCTCCATCAGGCAGGGACAATTCTTCTGTAAACGTTGAGAATTCGGCATAAGGAGCCTAATAATGGCAAAAAAGAAAAGCCTTATTAGGCTAACAGAATCATTATACAACACACCACATCTTGTATCAAGCAATACATTCAATATTGTGATGTCTTATCTAGATGCTCGTAACGCTGGCCTAGATTCTTCAACTACCACTGTACCTGTAAACGGTGCTGAAGATGAGGAAGAAGATGAATATATTGTTGATGGTATTGGCGTAATTGAGATTCATGGGGCAATGACATACAAGCCAGTTGAAGGTATGTGTGGCGAAGTTGATGGATGTTCCTACGAGGGCATCTTAGAAGATTTCGAAGAGTTGATTGATGAAGGCGCAACTACCATTGTAATGGATATCGCCTCTGGCGGTGGACAAGGCAGTCACGTATTTGAGTATATCACAGAAGTCAGAAAACTCTGTGACGAAAACGATATTCAATTATTTGCTTACATTGATGAATGCGCCTGTTCAGCAGCTTATGCTTGGGCATGTATCGCAGATGAAGTAATTATTAATCCGTCAGGTGAAGCAGGAAGTATTGGAGTGCTCATTGCCCTTACAGATACTTCTAAAGCTATGGAGAAGATGGGTGTTAAGCGTATCTTCATTACAGCAGGGGAAGAGAAAGTTCCTTTCGCTGCTGATGGTAGTTTCAAACAATCTTTCCTAGATGATTTACAAGCTCAAGTAGATAAACTTGGTGCTCAATTCGTGAATCATGTAGCTCAATACACTGGCCTATCTCCAGAAACTATTCTTGGTTTCCAAGCTAAATGCTTTGATGCTGAAGAAAGCTTACAGAATGGCTTAGTTAATAACATTATGACTAAATCTGAATTTGCAGCTTACGTTGCTGCGAAACATAAAGTAAAACAAACAGGAGCAATGTAAATGCTGGATAAACTAAAGAAACAACTTGGTATTAAGGAATCAGCTACGGACGTAGATATGGCTGCTTTCGAAGATATCAAAGTTCAGTTCTCTCAATTACAAGAACAATTCACAGCGCAAGGTACTGAGCTTGCTAATCTTGTAGCTCAAGTAGCTACGTTTGAAGCTGAAAAGGCTGCACTAGAAACTGCGCTATCAACTGCTATTGAACATTCTCAAGCTCTAGAAGCCGCAGCTAAAGAAGCTGCCGACAAGCTACTAGCAGACAAGATGGCAGATCGTAAGGCTAAGTTAGTATCAGCAATTGGTACTGATAAAGCTGATGCAGCTTTTGAAGCTGTTAAAGGACTAGAAGATGCTGCTTTTGCTGCTGTTGTTACAGCGATGGCTACATCTGTAGAAGTAGAAGCTAAATCAGAGCTTTTTAGTGAAACAGGCGTAGCTGGTGATGCAGAGCCTAAATCAGAAATGACAGCAGAAGAAAAAATTCTGCGTGCTAAATACAATTAATAAGGAAAAACAGAATGTCCGTTATTGCAACAGATTACTCACATTACAGCAATCTAGTAAAAGCTAGTGACAGTGATCGCACAGAACTATTTCATGAACTTGTAACAGTTAATGAAGCAGCTCAAAAATCATACGTAGTTGGTACTGTACTTGGTAAAGTAACTGCTACTGGTAAATATAAAATTGCAGTAGAAACTGCTGTAGATGGTAGCAAAGCTCCCGTAGCTATTGTTGTTGGTGATGCTTTTGGTACTTCGGCCCCAGTAACTATCGCAGCTACCACTGATACTAAAGTATTAGCTATTGCTCGTGGTAAAGTTATTGTATCACTAGGCGCTCTAGCCCTAGATAGTACTTATAACGATGCAACCAAGAAACAAGCTGCTTATGATAGCCTAAAATCTGTAGGCATTCTAGTAGAAACTACAGTTTAATAGATAAGGAAAATAATAATGCTAATTCGCAGCTTTGGTAATAACTTTCAAGTATCTGACTGGACTCAAGAACTAAATGTAATCCCTAATCAATGGGGAACTATCGGCCAGTTCGGTATCTTCGGTGAAGAGTCAGTAGCTTCAAGCTCAGTTACTTTTGAAGAAATTGTAAAAGACGGTGCCGTAATTGTAGACCGTGTACGTGGTGACCGTGGTAATCAAAATAAAGATTACGTTCGTAAAATCCATACATTTGCGGTCCCACATTTCCCGTTGGATGATGCGATTTATCCAAAAGACTTAGCTAACGTTCGTGCTTATGGTCAACCTAATGAAGCAGATCAGTTAGCTACTGTGCGTGCTCGTAAGATGGAGCGCATTGCCCAAAATCATGCTTGGACTCTAGAAAAAGCTCGTGCTCAAGCTATTGTTGCAGGCACAGTATATGCACCTTCAGGTACAGTCACTCAAGACTGGAATACTGAAATGGGCTGGACTCGCACCTCAGTAGATTTCGTACTAGGTACTGGTACTACTGAAATTCTAGATAAAATCGAGCAGTGTATTGCATCGCTACAAGATAATCTAGGTAATGGTGGCAATATCTCAGGTGTTGTTGCTTTCTGTTCCCCAACTTGGTTTGCTAAACTAATTAGCCATCCAACTGTTAAGGCAGCCTATCAGTACTACACTAGTACTCAAGAACCACTACGTCAACGTCTATCTGCTGGTGGCGGCAATTCAGCAGCAACCATCCGTCGTGAGTTCTTTTACGGTGGTGTACAGTTTGTTGAAATGCGTGACCAGTATGCTGGTACTCAGCTAATTACTGCTGGTAAGGCATACTTTGTTGCTCAAGGTACTGATGCTTTCCGCACTTACTTTGCGCCAGCAGAGCGTTTTGGTCTAGTAAATACTCTAGGCGAACGTATGTACTATTTTGAGAATGCTTCTCCTAATGGTACTAAATACGAAATTGAGACTGAATCAAACTTCGTAAATGCAATTCTACGGCCACAGGCAGTAGTTGAAGCGACCACAAGTAACTAATAGTTTCTTTACAAAGGCAACTCCTATGTTTATAATATGGGAGTTGTTTTTACTAAGGAAAATTATGAAAATCTGCAAACAATGTAATAAAAATCTACCTATAGATATGTTTTATAAAAAGAGAAACAGTGTAGAGTCTATATGTAAATTATGTAAAAAGATAAATAGACAGCAGTACTATATCGACAATCCTGACAAACTTAAAATACAGCAAGAGAAATCTAGAGCTAGAAGCAAAGATTACGTAGCTACTGGAAGATCAAAACAAAATTGTCAAAATTGGCTTAATAGTGGGAATAGAGAAACAATAAAACTTAAAGCTAGAGAATATAGAGCTAACTTTAAAGATATAGCAAATGCCAGTACAAGTGCTTGGCGCAAAAGGAATAAACCTAAAGTTTGTGAATTAGCTAATAAACGTAGGGCTATTAAATTACAAGCTATCCCAAAGTTTATTGATGTAGAATTTGAAGAAATGTTTATTGAAGAAATATATTCTTTATCTGCGCTAAGGACAGAATTACTTGGAATAGAGTTTAATGTGGATCATATAGTTCCTTTAAATTCTAAAACAGTTTGTGGTTTACACTATTCTGCAAACCTTCAAATTTTAGAAAAAGAGTTAAATTTGAAGAAGTCCAATCGTTATTGGCCCGATATGCCCTAATAACCAGCCCTCCATCTCTGGAGGGCTTATTCATGTCGCTATTGGGAATCCTCAGTGGTGATATGAATAAGGAAACAACATGGCAGCAATTGACCCAACAACAAATATTGGCAAATTAAGACTTAGACTTGGTGACTGGAAATGTGTAACGTGGCTTCCAGACACAGTATATCAACAAACTTTAGTAGACTGTAATAACAATCTTACTAAAGCTGCTGGCCTTCTGGCTCAATACATTCTAGCAATTCTAGCACAAGGTACTAGAAGTAAGCTTGGCGTATTGGAGTCTTATGACGACCAAGCCTTTACTCAATACAGACAGTTTATTATTGATACTGTAAGTAATCCAGCAATTATGAATATCTCTCCGCTTGCTATTGTATCTGGTGCTGGCGAACCTAACCCACTAATTGAGTTTAGTGATTTATGGAATGCAGGATATATTGCAACTACATCTACGCAAGACATGCAACTATATGCTGGAAAGCCTGTAGAGAGCTACACATCTTAAAACATATATTTATAAGAAAGTACAAATATGAGCGGATTATTAGTAAAAATTGAAGAATTAAATGGTTTTATTTATGAGAATGAATTTACCTCAATCAGTAATACTAGACAATCTATTTCAATTCCAAGCGGTTTAGAAGCAATTGAGATTTCATTTTTTCCAACAGCAGCAGCTTCTATCTACGACATTCTTGATATAGTTATTAATGCTTCAACAAACGGAGATGCCGACACAAAATTAGCAACTGTTGGGTCTAGATATCCAGTCCCTGCTGGTAAAACTTTACGTCAAACCATCCCGTCAGGCGGTACTTTAATTACTCGAATTGATTTAAAAACTAGAGCCGCTGCTGCTGGAGCTAACTTAGTAGTAATCTATGGAAAGATGCCAGCATGATAGTTAGTTATGATCTGTCAAGTTCTGATTTAATCGGATCAATGAATAATGGAGTGATAGGTCAAGTTCCTCCCGGAAGTAACAATGCAATGACTTCTAGTTATGCAATTCGTTATCTACCATCTCAAGGGGCAAATGATTCGTTGTTGTATGATTCATCTGGTAAAAATAGGAACGCTACGATCAATGGTAGTATTGTTGTAAATGGTAGAACTATCACATCAACTCTTACCCCTGCTACAGCTTGGTCAGGATTAGGGATTACATTAGGTAGTGCAACAGGAGCTTTACCTGTACTAGACCCTGTGGTATTAAATGAATACCGTCCAGATCAAGGGGATTCCTTGCTGTTGTTCGCCAAAATGTACATCCCAGCTATCCCAGCTACAGGTAGTACAAAAACTATATTTGGCTCTCAAGGTACTAATGCCTCATCCCAGAATAATGGAATAAGATTTGTAATCGAATGTCAAGACCATGCTCTACCGGGAACGATTTCATTAATTACATACGATAGTATCGGTGGTAGTAGATTTTCAGGAGCATCATCTGGGGTTGTTACTGCATTGGCAGATAACTGTTTAGCATGGTATTTAGAAGGGTCTACTGCCAAAGTTAAACTGTACGTGAACAGTGTGGCTTCTTCAGTAGGTGTAAATCAATTTTATCTAAGAAATTTTTATACAGATATTTTAACTTCTACTACGGCAAATACACCGCCATTTGGTATTGGTGGTGGAGCAAGAGATTTGAGTGTAGGTATCCCAAATGCTGTTATTAAACAATTTGATATGATTATTGTCAAAGGTAGATCAATTTCTGATCCAGATGCGTTAGTTTCAAAATTAACAATCTTCCCCGGTATCCCGATTTCAGAGGGAGACATAAGTTGACAATTTTACTGAAGTGTACTCCTGAAAAATGGAGTACAGATATATCAGCAGTAGATTACGCCCAAGCAAGTATATATTCAACCCCAATTCCAAATTTCCCATACAATCGTATTGACGGTTCAATCCAGATTGATAACGTAAAATTTAATAATACAGATTGCTTTAAATTTTACGTAAAAGGAAATGACCCTTTGAGGTATAGCGGGCATCGCGCCGAATTTACCAGTGGACAAGGTATTGTAAACAAAGCCGCATGGGATAATGTAACATTAAATCCATCTGGTACAGTTACGCGATGGTATTCTTTTGCATTTAGATGTGAATCACCTTGGGATAAATTTGAAGATTCCACCCAGACTTGCGTACTTTTTCAACTACATCAAAATGGAGACACTATTGCAGCAGGTAATCCAGCGCCCTACAATGGGGATGATGTGGTTGGCCCGGTATTACTTGGTTTGTTCTGTCACGGTAACAAATGGCAGATTAGAAATAGCTATTCATCTACACCTATTGTAACAAGTTATAGTGAATCAGTTATCTATGAACGTCCAATTATAACGGACGAGTTTCAATATGTAACAATAAAAATTACATTTGGATGGAACAATGATGGTGAAACAACTGTATATTGGAATCATAGGGAAGTCTTTAAACAGATTGGTGTAAATAACGCCCATAACAATTTTACTGGCCCTTTCATGAAATTCGGTGTTTATCTAAGAAATCATAATATTGATACTAACCCATATCCGGCAGATAGGTTAGTGTTTCACCGAGGGGTTATAATTGGGGATGGAAACTCGTCATTCAATGAAGTACAGTTCGATAATAAAGTAGAATTACCTAAAGCAACAGGTAAGGCTATTTTTAAGATGAGGTAAGGATTATGAATAATCCTTACATGGAGAAATACGCTAGAGTTGTACGTAAAGAGATGGATAGATATGGTTTTGATCTTACTGTAATTCGTCAGGAAGATTCAGTATATGATCCAGCCTTAGGTACAGCAGTAGATGTAACTACAGAGTTTAAATGTAGAGGTATCCTTTTTGATTTAACTTTACAAAGCAATGGTACAGGCACTTCTAAGAATAGTCTGATTACTGCTGGAGATAAGCAGATATTTATTGAGCCAGCAGATCAAGATGGTTGGTATCAAGATAATGAATTAGATGCTATTAAGCCAGAAAGAGATAAAATCTTAATTGGTAGCACTCTTTATAGCATTATTACAGTAAAACAGATTAATCCATCAACAGATTGTAGTGTACTCTACGATTGCTATATAAGAGCATAATATGTCACAAATTAAAGTAAGGTCAGATGGCCTTTTTGAGATTATCCATGCTCCGGGTGCTATCCTAGATTATGGATTTAATTGGAGTAGCTGGTTACAAGCTGGAGAGACTATTGTAAGTAGCACATGGACTATTGATCCTACGTTAGTACTATCTAGTAGCCAGAATGTATCAGGAGTAACCAGTACGTTTGTAAATGGTGGCACTCTTGGCTCTGTCTATACATTGATTAATACAGTCACTACAAGCAATGGCAGAGTTGATAGCAGAGCACTTATCCTAAGTTGTCAGAACAAGGGTAACTATTGACAAAGCTTCTTATCATGTTATATTACATAAATAGAGAAAGACATGGCAAG